TTTGCCCCTTTAACTTAATCTGCCCCTTTCCATTTCCCCATCCAGTGGTACACAGTATGCACTTTGTTAAAAAATTAACAATAGGGTGTAAGTTTGTGCACTATGTACAATATCACTACATATGTTTGTGCACTATTACTATATACATATGTACTACACTATGGTACAATGTATACATAGAGATGAGGTACACACTGTACCAGAAAGGTGGTAAACATGATACAAGTTTTCTTCTCAGATGGTTGTGTTATAGAATACACAAGTGGTTGGACATGGAAGCGCATAAGCAAGCAAGTCAAGAGTATACTACAAGATATGATATGGTATGACCACATGACACACGCATATGCTTGTGTAGTAATTATCAATAAGTTTGGTGTTAAGCCAGTCAAGAAGTTTGAAGCATACAGAATGAAAGGGGTAAACAAATAATGTCAAAATCGAGGTCAGAAAAACGCAACGCTATTTTAGTACACATTAAGGAATACTATCCAGAGTTTGAAGCACTAAAGAAAGATGTTAGGTCAGCAGCATGGATAGATAATCTTACTAGACAAGGAGCTACACATTTAGTAACTGGTGGATGCTTTTTAATCTACTACACAGAGGTTAAATCATTCATGCGTGAATGTGGGTATGACGCGAGATTCTCAGAAGAGAGAATGTGGGAATTATACATTCAAGAAATAGCAACAGTTATTATGACATGTATCAAGAACGACAACTATAATTTTGAATTTTAGAAAGGGGAATAACATGCAAGCAATTACTACTTATGATGAAAACTCTGTTGATTTAAACGCATTACCATTATACTATTGGTTTAACCAATCAAAGCTTAATTCAGTAGGTAAAATAACACCAGAACTTAACAATGGTAGAATCACATTAGCAACACAAGCACACAGAGTTTATGTGTGGGCAACAGATAAACGAGTAAACTACATCTAAGCACAACGACAAGCGTTAACAGCTGGTGCAATTCTAGCTGGTGCTTATCCACCAATAGGTGAGAATATTCTAAGAATAGGAGAATTAAATCATGGCAAGAGTAGCAATGGTAACAAGAACAATAATCACAGCAGAGGTACAAGTTTTATGTATGAACGTGGAAACAGTAGCAGTAGAAACACAGACAGTAACACTTCTCGGTGGTATTGCATCAGACGATATCATGTTAAAGAAAATCAAGGAACAAATTGAATCAGAAACAATCAAACCAGTACACATTCAGTCAGCAAAGGAAATTGAAACCCTTTACGGAATGACAGAAGCTGAGTTCGTACAACTTGCTAAAGCATTACCGCCACGCACTAAAGCATCAGAACCAGAAGCACCAGTGACAGAGGAAGAAATCACCAAATAAACAAAACTAGCTGGGTGAGATAACATCAAACCCAGCAGAAAGGAAAATACAAATGATAGGAATAATTATAACTAAACTACGTCAGAACCTAGAATCAAAACTAACTGGTACAATAGAAATTACAGTATCTCACTCAGACACACTTTACATCAGAATTTACCATGATGCTGGAAATTACATGTTCACAATAGACAACATACAAGAACAACTTAACTACGGTCTAACTGTTGACAAAATATGTGACTACTGCATTAACAAGTATCGTAAACACATTTACACGCTTTTCTTCAAAAACAACTAATTTGTTCACAATTTGTTCACATCTAATTTACAATTTGTACACCACTTTGCTGGCACATTATGGTATTATATAAGAGTAGTAAGAAACAAATGTCACAAAAGATAGCCAGTCCAGAGGGGTTAAAATCCCTCTGGTATACCTCAAAGGTGGTGAGTAAATGCTTAACACAATGTTCTTTCAGTTTATCAATTTAGATGAACCAGTACCAGTACAAACTACAGACGATAACACAATAATCTATATGTGTCGAGGTTGGCACATGAAAGTAGTATTTACTTCATCAATAGTATTGTACGGTAAACAGTGGTCAGTAGCAACAGTAACAATTCCAGATTTACTATCTAAAGGTGAACTGGAAATAAAGAAAATATCGTTTTACTAGGTGTACCGTATGGCGGTAAATAGGTTAAAACCCTAATACACCATTCCACCCAATTCCTTGGGTGAGATTAAGCTAAACGCAGAAAACTAGTACTTATCACTGTGAAAAAACTGTAGTACCGTTAGCAAAGAGGACAATGCACCGATATTTATATCACGCGTACTAATAAAAAGTACGAGGTCTAGCACACTGGTAGCGTGGGTTCGAATCCCACACGGTACTATCCACCATAAGGTGAGATTAAAACAAAAGAAAAGGAGTAACAAATTATGGCAAGAGTAGCTATGGTAACAAGAACAATCGTAACAACAGAGGTAAACGTATTATGCTTAGAACTGGAAAAGGCAGAGCCATTCAACACACAGCTTGTATTAGCTGGGACTTTCAAGGATAACAAGTCACTAATGAAAGCTGTTTCCGCTTCTATCGACAACGAACAGCAAAAAGCCGTTCACGTAGTAGACCAGAAAGAAGTAGAAACCCTTTATGGTATGACAGAAGATGACTTCATCAAAAACGCAAAGGTTCTCCCAGCTAGAGGAACAGCAACAGCAAACGCTTAATAGGAATCACAGTAACAACCACAATAAAAATTCATATGATGAAAAGGAGATTTTACTATGACAGGATATGAGGTAAAAATCAAAGATAGTTCCAGAGAGTTAACAGCAAAGGAACGTATTGCTATGAAAGATGTATCAGAAGCTATAAGACTTGATGAAGCAACAGCTGGTAACAGCAGATTAACCATTACACCAGCTGGCTATGTTATCTTAGCTGTTCACAATGAAAAGTCTGACAACGTTGATTATGATAACTATATCATTATTGACAAAGACGGTACAAAGTACGTTACTGGTAGTGATGCATTCTGGTCAACATTTATCGGTATCTGGGATGAAATGAGTGGAGAGAATGAGGAATGGGGTATTGAAGCATACAGACTTCCCTCAAAGAACTACAAGGGTAAAGACTTCCTTACTTGCTCAATAATCTAATCTTAAAAGCTACCACTGGTACATTAAACTGGTGGTAGCTTTATTAATTTATGAGGTGAAAATATGGCTACAAAAAAGACAAAGCTAACAGCTTTACAACAAGCATTTAAAAAGGAACTAAACCGAATTATGCGTGGTGTAAAGAGAGCTGAAAAACAAGGTTATATTTTTGATGAAAACAAGCTACCAAAAACGCCAAAAAGAGTTACCAGCAAATCAGTAGAAAAGTTACAGAAAATCAAACCTAGTGATTTAAAAGCAAAAGCTAAAAAGGTAGACTATGAAACTGGGGAATTAATATCTGGTAAAAAAGCAATAAAACAAGAGAAACAAATAGCAAAAGAAAAAGCAAAGGAAACAAGAAGATTAAACAAATTAAACAAAGAATTAGAACAGAATAGAAGAAAAGCACCAGCGTGGGAAGATGATTATTATGAGGATGTGTATGTACCGTCACAGAAAGAGCAAAAGCCAGCTGAACCAGTAACAACAGACAGTGGGTACAAAGTAGACCCGACAAGTGGTGAAATATTAGAAAGACCAGAACCAAAAACAGACAGAGAAAAATTCAATAAAAAACACGGATTAGATAAATACAAAGAAGATAAACAACAAGAACCTAGAATAGAATACCCTACGTTTTCAAATATGGTTATTTCTAACTTTAAAGCAGATGTATCACATTTTCCAGCTATGGCAGAACCTATGTTGCTTAGTTGGCTAGACCAACTTATATCACAATACGGTGCAGATGATGTCGCTGAAATGTTAGAAGAAGCTAAAGGTGCTGGGGTGTGGATTGATTACACGGTTGCATATCGTAAGGACTTATTGTTGGGAATGATATCTGATATGATGGAGTATTTACCAGACGCTTCTGATTGGTTCAAGAAAGACTTAGCAGATAAGTTTGAATATGACGAAGATTGGGAAACCCCAGATTGAAACAAAAGAAATTTAGATACTTTGTAGGTGATTTTGAAACTACAGTATACAAAGGACAAGTAGCAACAGAAGTCTGGGCAAGTGCTTCTGTAGAACTGTATACAGAAGATGTTAACATATTCCATTCAATAGACGAACAATTTGAGTATTTCAAATCGTTAAAAGAAAACATAGTGGTTTATTATCACAACCTTAAATTTGATGGCGGTTTCTGGTTGCCTTACTTGCTACAAGAGCAAGGGTATAAACAGGCATACAGACAGCTAGATAAAGATAATCCATATAAAGTTGAATGGCTACAAGAAAAAGATATGCCAAACAACAGCTTTAAATATTCTGTATCAGACAAAGGTATGTGGTACACAATAGTTATCAGAGTAAACAACAAATTTATTGAAATACGTGATTCACTTAAATTGCTACCATTTTCAGTAAAGAAAATAGGAAAATCATTCGGAACTATACACAAGAAACTTGACATGAACTACAAAGGTTTTCGTTATGCTGGGTGCGAGATAACAGCAGAAGAAAGAAAGTATATAGCAAACGATGTATTAGTAATAAAAGAAGCACTGGAAATAATGTTCAATGAGGGGCACACAGATTTAACCATAGGGTCATGCTGTTTGAAAGAATACAAAGGCATACAAGGGAAAGAAGATTATGAAATGTTTTTTCCAGATATGTACTTAACGTTTCTTGATAAAGATGTGTACCAATATGAAACAGCTGGTGACTACATTCGCAAATCCTATAGGGGTGGTTGGTGCTACCTAGTAAAAGGAAAAGAAAATAAAAGACATAAAAAGGGTACAACAGCAGATGTAAATTCACTATACCCATCAATGATGCATAGTGAAAGTGGTAACAGATACCCAGTAGGTAAACCACATTTTTGGAATGGTAATATTATACCAGATGAAGCGTTAAAAGAAAATCGGTATTACTTTATCAGAATAAAAACAAGATTTTACATCAAAGAAAATATGCTACCATTTATTCAGATAAAAGGTTCATTTAAATACAAGGGGACTGAATGTCTGGAAAGTACAGATGTGCTTAACCCAGTAGACGGAAAATATTACGATATGTATGTTGACAGGGACGGCACACTGAAAGACACAAGAGTAGAATTAACATTAACAGTTACAGATTTTGAGCTGTTAAAAGACCACTATGAACTAGTTGATTTTGAAATACTTGATGGATGTTGGTTCTATTCTGAAATAGGTTTGTTTGATGAATATATTAATAAGTATAGAGAAATTAAAGTAAATAGCGAGGGAGCATTACGAGAATTAGCAAAGTTATTTCTTAACAATCTATATGGAAAATTTGCATCAAGTCAAGATAGTAGCTTTAAACTAGCATACATCAAGGGTGATGGTTCAATAGCGTTTGTTCCAGTGACAGAGAAAAACAAAAAAGCTGGGTTTATACCAATAGGTTCAGCAATCACATCATATGCACGAAACTTTACTATAAGAGCCGCACAAAAAAATTACTATGGTAAAGACAAACGAGGGTTTATCTATGCTGACACAGATTCGATTCACTGTGACTTAGAACCTAGTGAGTTAAAAGGGCTAAAAGTTCACGATAAGGACTTCTGTTGTTGGAAACTAGAGAGTTACTGGGATGAAGCATATTTCACTAGACAGAAAACGTACATAGAACATGTAACAATGGAGTGCTATAAAGGTGAATTAACACTGGTAGAAAAGATACCAAAAGTTGTTGTAAACGGTGTACAGTTATATCATAAACCATATTACAATGTTAAGTGTGCTGGTATGCCAGAGAAAAGTAAGAATCTCTTTATAGCTTCAATGGCTGGTAAGATGGACAAAGAAACTGGAGAATATATAGAGAATGAAGAGGATGAAGATACAAAGAAAACAATGTTAGAGTTTATAACAAAGAAACGTGAATTAGAGGATTTCAAAGTAGGTCTAAGAGTTCCGGGAAAATTAAGACCTAAGAGAGTAAAAGGTGGTATAATCTTAACAGAAACATCATACGAAATGAGGTGATATTATGTTTACAAAATGGGTTATAAAATATTATAACAACATTTACGGTAATATTGGCAACAAACGTCTACCTAGAAACTATGCAATTAGAAAAGGTATTGTAGTTAATTTGGATAAACTATAACCACAAGTTATAATAAGACAAAGCACTATCTGTAGAAAAATGTAGAAACAGCGTAAAGGGTAATATAGGTATTGTTATACCATTTATATGTAATTGTCTATATAAGCCTTATACGCTGTTGACTATCGAAACTTGTCGAACAAATAGTAAAAAGAAAGTAGGTGTAATATGAATTATAAAAAATTATTTAACGCTAACGATGAACCTTGCTTAACGGTACACGACAGTGTTAACCACCCTCAACACTATACTAGCGGTAAGGTTGAATGTATTGATGCACTAGAGAGTGCAACAGAAAACCTCAAAGGTATAGAAGCAATTTGCACAGCTAATGCAATCAAATATTTGTGGAGATGGAAACAGAAAAACGGGGTAGAGGATTTAAAGAAAGCACAATGGTACATTAACAAATTATTAGAGGGGGTTGACAATGATTAAGAAGTTAAGAACAACTATTAAGATACTTTATATTAAGTGGATATTAGGGCAATGTCATGGTATTTGTAGGAAATGTAATGCTAAGAATCAATGTTATGATAATTTTGAATTATAAGGGGATAAGATTATGCGCCTAAATGAAACAGTAGAAATGATGAATAATGAAGATTATAAGGAAAGATTTAGAGCAGAATATTTACAGTTAAAAATAAGATTAGATGGTTTAAAACAAATGTTGTATAAGTACCACGCAAATATACTACCATTTACACCTAGTTGTAGTATAGCTTTATTAACAGCACAATGTAACACAATGGAAGCTTATTTATATTTACTTGAACAAAGGGCAATAATAGAAAACATTAAATTATAAGAAAAAAGGTATGATAGTTAATTCTATCATACCTTTCTCTTTTTATATCTTTAACACTTGCACCAGCAAAGCAGTCAGCGTAACTGATAAGTAACTACGGGAGTTTCTTTCACCCCTGCTATCCGTAGCACTCAATGGTAGTAACAAGTGCAGATACCTAATAGGATAATGATTTTAACACAGCTTCTTTACATCTTAAATCCTTAAATCTAAAACACCCTTTCTCAAAATAGAACCTAAGTGTAGTTAAAAACAAGTCATTACGTTTTAGCATAACGTAATTTATTTCATGGTCAGAAGCGGTAACAGTTATTTTTAACTTAAATGTCAAGTCTGGTTTATCATCAACATATATCACACCAGTGTCAGCAAATTCTCTAACACCATAATTACAATCTTTATATTTAATTGTAGCAAGATATCTTCCAATCCCGTCTGGTTTATCAATAAACGCTTTACTATCATTTAAATAAACACATTCAGAAGAATAAGCAACATAGCTATTTCTAGCAAAAGCCTTATTAAATCCACTTTCTTTTTGTGCGATACTAGCACTATCTACGTAACCCTGTTCCATTACAAAGCCAGTACCCCTTAAAAAATTAGTGTCATCTTTTAATCGTTCACTTATTCCCAGTTCAACATAATAAGGATTAATAATACTAACAGGATTTCCAATCATATATACTGGAACATATCTACACATTTCACCTTGACCACGTGCTATACTAGTATGTACAGATATAAACTTTTTTACTTCATCATTACAATAGTGATTACTTTCTGATTGAAATTCGTCAAACAGTAAACGCTTCACATCGCTAAACAAATGACTATATTTTTTCAACTGGTCAGAACTATTTAACGATAAAGCGTAACCACAACTTTCTCCATCAATAAACAATTCATGAAATATTCCAGATGCTCTTCTTTTACTTTCCATTACTACACCGTTAAAGAACAGCTTTGATATATCTTTGAAGAACTTATCTGCACAATCATCTAGTTCATAGTTGTACCTATAAATAAGCCCAAACTTGTCACCATTTTCTTTGAATCGTTTGACAAGTAAACGTCCAAAATATGTTGTCTTTCCGCCAGTTCTATTAGTAGTACATAAGTACAACTCTGGTTTGTTTCCGTTAATGTCTAATAAACTCAATAATTTCGTACCATCATAGTATTTACTTGACAAACTAATCACCACCTTTTCCTTATTATAACATTTTTATTGACAAAAGTCAACATATATGTTATGATAAAAGAAAAACTATTAAAATATTTTACAGCAAAGGTGGTGAATTTAATTATGGATATGGCTACAGTTTCACAGTTAGTAGGTACACTAGGTTTTCCAATCGTAGCTTGTTGTGCGTTATACTATCAGCTTAATAAATCCAATGAAAGACACACTGAGGATATGAACAAGTTAAGCGAAGCAGTAAACAACAACACATTGGTTTTAACAAAGTTATTGTCAAAGCTAGGGGGTGATGATAAGTGAAAACCAGTGAAGTAGGAAAAGCGTTAATAAAAAAGTGGGAAGGGTGTCAACTTGTTGGTTATCTTTGCCCATCTGGTAAACCCACTATTGGGTACGGTCACACTGGTACAGTATTAAGCAAACCAGTAAAAGTTGGAATGAAAATTACACAAGCACATGCTGACAAAATTCTAAATACTGACATTCGAAAATTTGAACGAGAAGTAAATAAGTACCCACATTACACATGGTCACAGAACGAGTTTGATGCACTTGTCAGTTTTGCTTTTAACATAGGCAACATTGACCAGTTAACAGATTTTGGGGCAAGAAGTAAAGAAGTTATTGCTAAAAAGATGTTACTATACTGTAATTCAAAAGGTGTACCGCTAGATGGATTACGGAACAGAAGATTAGAGGAACAGAAATTATTCCTCACTAAATGAAAATAGGTGGTTGCTATGAGTTGGGAATACGGTCAGCAAATATGGGATGAATTAATGGTACATATTAATAACGAATACGGTGTAGCTGGTTTAATGGGAAATCTACTAGCTGAGAGTGGTTTAATACCATTTCGTTTGCAAGGGGATTTTACTTCTGGTTATACAACATCACTTCAATACACAGCAGATGTTGACACAGGTGATATATCAGAAACATCATTCGTTAATGATTCACAAGGTTATGGCTTAGCACAGTGGACTTTTTACACTAGAAAACAAGCGTTGTATAACATGAAAACTACAATGAATGTATCAATCGGAAACCTTAACCTAGCATTATCATACTTAATGTATGAAATGAATAATACATACCCTACTGTATTAAATGTGTTAATTAATGCAATATCTATTAGAGAAGCAAGTGACACAGTTTTACATGATTTTGAAAATCCAGCAGACCAATCCGAAGCGGTAGAAATTTACCGTGCAAGTCTAGGACAACAAATATACGACACGTACCACAATAGCAACCCACCACATCCACCAGTGTTAACAAAAAAGATGCCACTGTGGATGATGTTAAGAAGATAGAAAGGAGAAAAAACAATGGCTGTTTTAAGTCAAGAAGATTTTTTGAAACGTATCCAAACATTAGTTGGTGAAGATACTAGTGACGAAGCAATACACACCATTGAAGATTTTACCGACACATACAACAATCTACATGAAAACTCAAAAGAAGATTGGAAAACAAAGTATGAACAAAATGATGCTGAATGGAGAAAGAAATACAAGGAACGGTTTTCTTCCCCCATTGAGATAAAAAAGGAACAAAAGGAAGATGTAAAGGAAGATGGAAACGAAATAACATTTAAAGATTTATTTAAAGAAAGAGAGGGTTAATAAATGCCTACTATTCCAAAGATTGTCACATTGACAAATTCAAGCGTTGACGTATTAAACGCAATCAGAAACAGTGCAACAATGAACTACAAGGAGCATGTACCAGTAGCTACCGCAGATGCAGACAACATTCGTGAAATCGGTGCTATCATTATGGATTATCCATCCTTACAGAATGAGTTCTTATCCTCATTAGTGAACCGTATCGGTCGTGTTCTCATCACATCCAAAATGTTCACCAACCCATTCAAGATGTTCAAAAAGGGTATGCTCGAATTTGGTGAAACCGTTGAAGAAATTTTCGTAAACATTGCAAAACCGTTCCAGTTTGACCCTAGCGGTTCAGAAAGTACCGTATTCAAGCGTGAAATTCCTAATGTTAAGTCAGCTTTTCATATTATGAATTACCAGAAGTACTACAAAACTACAATCCAGAATGACCAGTTAAGACAAGCGTTCTTATCATGGCAAGGTGTAACAGACCTTATTGCTAAAATTGTTGACAGTATGTATACTGGTGCAGAGTATGACGAGTTCCAGACTTTCAAGTACATGGTAGCAAAGCATATTCTTAACGGTCAGATGTACCCAGTTCAAGTGCCAGCTGTTGCAACAGCAAACATGAAAGAAATCGTGGCAGATATCAAAGGTATCTCAAACGATATGGAGTTCATGAAATCAAAGTACAACCTCGCTGGGGTGAAAACACATTCACCAAAGTCAGAACAATACATACTTGTTAATACAAAGTTTGATGCTGTTATGGATGTTGAGGTTCTTGCTTCTGCATTTAACATGGACAAAGCACAATTCATGGGTCAAAGAGTATTAATTGATTCATTCGGTGGTATTGACAATGAGCGTTTAGCTATTTTGTTTGCTGATGACCCAACATATGTTGAGTTAACAGAAGCACAGTTGACAGCGTTAGACGCTATTCCAGCTATAATTCTTGATAAAAACTGGTTCATGGTGTTTGACAATTACCAGAACTTCACAGAGCAATACAACGGTGAGGGTTTATACTGGAATTACTGGTATCATGTTTGGAAAACATTTTCTGTTTCTCCATTTGCTAACAATGCTTTATTCATTCCAGCTACACCTAGCGTAACAAGTATTACACTTTCACCTGCAACAGCTACAATTGCTAAAGGTCAAGTTGGATACTTTACCGCAGATGTTGTAACAGCTAACTTTGCACCAAAAGCTGTTGAATGGTCTATTAATAGCACTAAGTCAAAAATTAGTGATAGTGGCGTACTTACAGTTGGTGCAGATGAAACAGCTACAACGATTACTGTTACGGCAACAAGTGTATTTGATGGAACTAAGAATGGAACAGCTACCGTTACTGTAGCGTAAATTACTCAATAGGGTACGCTAATTGTAGTGTACCCTATTAAAATGTAAAGAGGTGATAAAATGTATATAGCACCAAACTCTATTTTGAAGTTGTTAGTGAATGTTCCGTTAGACAGTGATTATGTTAATACAATAAATTTTGACAGTGTTTCAGAACAAACGGCTTATTTTGCTAGTAAATATAAATATAATTTTGACAACTATTCGTATTTAAAAGAACAACAAAAAATTCGTGTAGGTGTTAAAGCAGATAATATTTATGAATGTAACTATTTAATGTTTCAAAATACTTCATTTGGGACAAAATGGTTCTACGCTTTTATTAACAAAGTAGAATACATTAACAATGAAATGTCTGAAATAACATTTGAAATAGATGTTATGCAAACATGGTGTTTTGATTACACATTACGTACTTCATTTGTTGAAAGAGAACATTCACTTACAGATGTGATTGGTGAAAACTTAGTACCAGAAAATTTAGAACTAGGGGATTATCAATATAAAGATTTAGGTTTAACATCTTTATTTAGTCTTTATCAAATTGTAATTGCTTCAACGTTTGATAAAGATATGAACGATGCTGTAGGTGGTATGTATGGCGGTGTTTATTCTGGTTTATGTTACAATGTTTTTACTAGTTATTCGTCTGCTAATGCTTTTATTGAACAAGCAACAGAAGCTAATAAATCCGAAGGAATTGTGTCAGTGTTTATGTTACCTATAGCATTTTGTGCTGACTATCAAGAAACAATGCCAGAAGTGTTTGACATTGAGCGTGATAAGCATTACACAGATATTGACGGATATGTACCAAAAAATAAGAAATTATTTACGTCACCTTATAACACGCTATATGTTACAAATAATGAGGGTGGAGCAACAAATTATCCGTTTGAATATTTTTCAACAGAGAAATGCACATTCCATGTTAGTGGTGCAATGTGTTGTACACCAGAATGTATGATTGTCCCTTTGTACTTTAAAGGTGTAGCAGAAAATTATAACGAAAAATTGATTGTAGGTAATTTTCCACAATGTGCTTATTCTGTTGACACATTCAAAGCATATGTAGCACAAAACGCTACAAGAATGAGTTATGAAGCTGTTACTGGTTTAGCTCAAACAGCTGTTGGCGGTGTAGCTATGTACGCTACTGGTGGTTTATTGGGTTCAAGTCAAGTAGTTGGCGGTTTATCTCAAACAGCTGGTATGCTTGCAACATTAGCAGATAAATCAACTTTACCACCACACGCTAAAGGTGTTAATAGTTCAATTATCAATATGGCAAATGAAATTAAAGGGTTTCAATTTTATTATGCCTATGTTAGAAAAGAGTTCGCAGAAATTATTGATAATTATTTCAGTATGTATGGTTATGCTACACATAAAATGAAAGTCCCAAACAGAAGTAGTAGACCACACTGGAATTATGTAAAAACTTTAAACGCTAATATAATAGGTAGAGTACCGTCTGATGATTTAAAAAAGATTCGTAATATTTATGACAGAGGTGTTACGTTTTGGAAAAACGGTAATGAAGTAGGTAACTACTCATTAGATAATTCTATCTAAGAAAGGAGTAAATCAATGGGAAGAAAACCAGCACAAAAAACAGAAAGTGCTATTTTGAATGATAAGACCTATATGCAGTATTACAATAGGCTTACAGAATTAGCAATAAGTATGTTTGAATGGAAGAACCTACCAGACACAATAGACCCTAGATTTTTAGAGTTATCCTTATACAGTGACGGTATGGCTGTGTTCTTTGAAGATGAAGTAATGGGGCATTTAGCGTTACAAGTTATGATTGGTGGAAACCTTGATGTGTACCGTGTTCCAACAATTCGTACAGCTTATGCTACAAATGGTTATAACAAACAGTTAGACCAAAATAACAGCATTATTATTTTCAATAACTACTTACGCACCAATAGTATGTTAGACATTGAAATGTACGCAAGAAGATTGTATGAAGCAGAAAGAACTATTGATGTAAACATCAAACAGCAAAAGACACCAAAATTAATACAGTGTAGTGAAAACCAACGATTAGTTATGAAAAATCTTTATATGCAATATGATGGTAATGAACCGTACATATTCGGTGATAAAAACTTAGACCTAAGCGGTGTTAAAGTTTTTGATACAACAGCACCATATATTGCAGACCAGCTTAACCAGTACAAGCATGAAATATTCAATGAAGCGTTAACATATTTAGGTATTAGCAATGTTAACATTCAGAAAAAAGAACGTTTGTTAAGTGATGAAGTATCAAGAAATATGGGTTCAATTGAAGCACAAAAGTACACTAGATTGAACGCTAGAAAAGATGCTTGTGCTAAGATAAATAAAATGTTCAACTTAGATATTGATGTTGAATACAGAGAAGATGTAAAGATAATGCAAGAAATGAATGATGAAGATGAAAGTGTAGGTGATGATAATGAGTAAGTATACAACAGAAGTGCGTTATATTTGTGAATCATTAGCTGGTTTAACAGATAGTATTGGTGGAGATGGTGTAGAAGCCATTATCGCAAATTCTAGGGAAAAGGTATTTAACTTTAATTATCCTATCTTTGACCCAGCGTATAAAGCTACACTTGAAACAAAAATTCTGAAACATTTCTATACAAGAGAAATAGCTCATGAAACTGTTGGGTTGTGGAAATTAAGGCTTAACACTAAAATGAATGAGGTTATGCCATATTACAACCAGCTTTATAAGAGTGAGTTACTAGAATTTAATCCTCTGTATGATACAGATGTTAAGCGTAATAAAGATGTTACAAACAATAAGTCAGCTAGTAATAGTGAAACTACAACATTATCATCTAATTCAGCTGGTACAACAAATGTAAATAACACAGAAACAACGCATGATGCTAGTACCGTGTTAGAAGATGAAAACACAACAAATACTGGCACAATCAAAAACGGTGGAACTGTTAAGGACACTGGAACAGTAAAGAGTGCTGGTACTGTATCAGACGAGGGTAGTACAGAGAACAATTTAACTGACACAACAACAGCGACTAACACTGTAGACCGTACACTAGAAGAAGATAAACTAGATGCTTACAGTGAAACTCCACAAGGTACTGTAACTAACCTTGAAAATAACACATACTTAACAAACGCTAGAAAGAATGTCAACAGCAATACTGGTAAGGATACGGAAAAGGTAAATGAATCGGTAAAGAAAACTGGTACAGTTGACGCAAGTAATACTACTACAACAGATATGACAAGAACAGACAACACTACTAGTACAACGGATATGACACAGACAAATAATTTGAGTGGTAGTAAAAATATTAGTGTTGACACAAGTAGTAATGGAAGTAAGAGTGGAAATGTTAATGGGACTAATAGTTTAGCTGTTAATAGTACTACTGGGGTAAGCGGTAACAGTAATGTGAACGACATTGAAAGTTATATTGAAAATGTTACTGGAAAACAAGGTGGTGCTAGTTATTCTGAATTGTTATTAAAGTTTAGGGATACGTTCTTAAACATAGATATGATGGTTATTAATGAGTTGAACGAATTGTTTTTCACTTTATGGTAAGAAAGGTGGTATAATATGAACGATAATTTTAACAAAGTTGATGTAATGAAGTATTGGGTACAGAAAGTGTTGCCACAGAGTTATGATGATAGTTTAAGCTATCAAGAAGTTTTGTACAAGGTTGTTAGTAAGCTAAATAGTCTGATTGAGAATGTAAATAACTTACCAGATTATGTTGAACAAATGATACAAGAGTACATTAGTAGCGGTGCTATTGCTGATGTTGTACATAATATTCTAAGTGACTTTATGTTAAACGTTAAAAACCCTCCAAATAATCTTACACCAGCTGTAGGTGATGGTAGTGAAGATGATACACTTGCAATTCAAGGTTGTATTGATTATGCTAACGAAAATGGTGGAAAATGTGTGTATTTTCCAAGTGGCGTATATTTGACACAGAGTTTAACACTGAAAGATAATGTTTCATTGGTAGGCTTTGATAGAAGTACGACAAGAATTGTTTTAAAAGGTGGAGCAACAAAAGGACTTATTAATGGAACAATTAATAATTGTACAATATCAAAGTTATCTCTTGACGGAAACATGGACATTCAAGTTAATAATATTAATTTGATTGATTTAGACGGTGCGAGTGATTTAGTGTTAAACGAACTGTCTTTGACAGATGGTTTTAATCTGTTAAAAATTGTAGCAACTGGCGCAATAAGCGGAACACTATTAGTATTTGACACGGCTGTTGTTGATGCGTTTGTTATTAGTGGTAACGGCATTGTAAATTTTGACAACATAATGTTTAGAAAATTATCTACTTTAAATGGTAGATATGTTATAAACAATAGTGTTGAAAATGCTATATTTACACAAATTTATAGTGTAGCAACAACCCAAAAAGCTATTTACAACACAGCTAATAATTGTGTGTTTGAGGGTAAAATATTAAATGCTATTGATTTAATTGAAGATAGTGGCACAAACACTTATACTAATTTTTATTTAGGTGGTGGGTCACTACAAGATAACATTGATGCAGAAGTATTAGCAAGAGAAAATGCTGATACAGCACTAGGGTTAGAAATTGATGCAGAAACTTTAGCAAGAGAAAATGCTGATAGTATTTTACAAGATAATATTGATGCAGAAGCTTTGGCAAGAACAAATGCTGACACAACACTAGGGTTAGAAATTGATGCAGAAGCTTTAGCAAGAGCAAACGCTGATAATGTATTACAAGATAATATTGATGCAGAAGCGTTAGCTAGAACAAATGCTGACACATCACTAGGCTTAGAAATTGATGCAGAAGCTTTAGCAAGAGCAAACGCTGATAATGTATTACAAGATAATATTGATGCAGAATCGTTAGCTAGAACAAATGCTGATAGTGTTTTACAAGATAACATTGATGCTATTAGTTTAGGTTTAAATAATGACCAAATAAACGCAAAAAGTGTAGGCGCAACAGGTGATGGTGTAACAGATGATACAGTAAAATTACAAGAAGCTATTGACCTTACACCAATAGGTGGAACTTTATTTCTTCCAAGAGGTACTTACCTAGTTAGTGCTAATTTAAATATAACTAAAGCTATAAAAATTGTTGGTGTAGTTGGGCAAAGTGTATTAAAGATAAAGAATAATACTAGAATTAGATATATAATTAACGCTAATAACTGCACCAATTTATTGGTATATGGTGTAATTTTTGACACTAATATGCAAAATACAACGCCATATGTTCTAGCTGATTATGCTAGCGGTAGTTATAATGAAGCAATTTATTGTTTAAATGTTTACGGTAGAATTGAGATATCATTTTGTAAGTTTATAAACTTATACAATGAGTATATTTATATGTATGGCTCAACAGCATTCACCCACATTCATGATAACATTTTTACTTCACCAATACAAAGCCAAGCGTTAAGACTTCATGATATAGGTTTTCAAACAATAGGAGATGGTGACGGGATTATAATTGAAAACAATGTTTTCAATCATGATGCCCCAACTAACCCAGACTACGGTGTTTGTGCTGTAACAGCTGAGGGTGTTCAATGCCCTATGTCTATAAGAAATAACAATGTAAAGTATGCTGGTAGAACTAACACATATGGACACCGTTTGGTTGTATTTGACTTATATGGCAATTGTAGGAATGTAACTATTGAGGGTAACATTTGTGAAAAATGTTTGTGGGGGTTCTGTAGAATTGAATCGTCATATAATGTAATTGTAAGAAACAACAAATTTTATCAAGATAGTGCTGTAATATTGACTGACCCAGCAATATGGGTTGATAGTACAAGCGTTTACACACAATGGACACATGATGTAAGGATACATGGAAACGAGTTCTTTGCTACAACGAGAGTAACAAACATGATTGCAGTTTGGACATTAAACTGGGATAGACTTACCTCAAACATAGAAATTGATGATAATTCATTCTACGGTTATATTGCACAAGCGTGTATAAAATCATCATGCGGTGTAAGTGGTTTGTACATAACTAGAAATAGGTCATTCAAACACAATAGCTATACACCAAATGCACTATTTTTAGTCGCAAGAGCGTTTGATGTTGAGCCAATTGGTACAGAATCTAGTAGTGTATTTGAGAGAGTTGAAATTAAGAATAACAATTGGGTGGGAATAGTAGGAGCAGTTTTCATTGACCCTAGTACATTTACTGGAACATTAGATAAAGTAGTAATTAGCAATAATAAGTTCAAGGGTGTGCGTGGTGCTGGTGAAGGTGTTGATATCCGAAATTGTCCAGCTGTTGTTACAAATAATTATTTGGCTAGTAACGCTGAGGGTGTTGGAATAAGAGGTAGTAAGCAAGCATACATTTTCAACAATATTATTGAAGATTGTGATGCTGGGTTATACACAGCCTTAGCTACATTGTTTGACCAAGCTTACAATTATTTTGATGGTGCACTAATTCCATAATTATAAAATTGTTATAAAGATTAAAGTGCTAAGGATTACACTAATTAAGTGGTTACCTTAGCACTTTTAATGTCAAAATGAGAAGGGGCAGATTAAGTTAAAGGGGCAAA